GAGAGGAGCGCGTTGCCTGTGGCCACATCAGGCAGTTTGCTTAGTGCCGTGGTCCCAGAGGCGTAGAGGATGTCGCCAACGGTGTAGCTGCTGATCCCAGTACCGCCATTACCTGCACCAAGGGTGCCGCTGACCTGCGTGGTGAGGCTGATTGTGCCCGACAGATCGCTGGTTGGAATAGTGGCTGTTGTCGTAAATGCAGAGGTGCCATTACCAACGAGATAACCCGTCAGCGAGGTTGCGCCTGTACCACCATTACCGACAGCCAGTGTGCCGCTGATATGCGTCGTAAGGCCAATCTTACCGTATGAAGGAGCACTACCAACACCGCCTGAGATGAGCGCATTACCAGTGGCTACGTCAGCCAGCGCACCAAGCGCCGTACCTGAGGTCGCGTAGACCAAGTCACCAGTTGTGTAGCTGCTTTGTCCTGTACCACCTGCCGTTGCAGGTAGCGTGCCTGTGGCCAGCACACTTGCAGACGTCGCGTAGACTGCGCCGCCAGAGGTAAATGTGGTGAGACCCGTGCCGCCCAACGAGGTCGCAACAGGTGCGGTAAGGCTGAATGTCGTCCCGGTTAGCGTGAGGCCAGTGCCAGCCGAATAAATCTGCGCCGATGAAATCTGAGCAAACGTAATTGCTGTCGTACCAAAGGTAATTACACCCGACGTGTTGCAGGTATAGGTCTCGCCTGCGCCGGTTGCGCCTAGTTGGACAAATACGGTTGAACCTTCGCTCAGACCGTTTGCGCTAGCGTTGATGTAAGTGTCTGCGTCGCTGGCACGCGTCAGCACCCAGTTTGTAGAAACTGTACCTACCGTTGTAACAACATAGATACCGTTTTGTATTGGGTTGGTCTGTTGGTAAACCAAGACGCGGTCACCCGGCGACGTGAAAATACCGTCAATAATCAACTCAACCTGCGTTCCAGCATTTGTCAGTGTAGCGCCAACCCCAGCGGTGCCATTGTTGTACGTCGCGTTCAGATTGGTTGGACTTTCAACCATTACCGGTGCGTGGTAGTGGATGCCAGCGGACACTTGAGTGTCCACATACTGCTTGGTGGCAACTTGAAGGTCCGTAGATGGGTTGCCAGCAACAGTAACCTGCGTCAGCGACGGAGACATCGTATATGATGGAGTTGCACCACCAATCAGGACGCCTGTGCCCGCTGCAAGCAGCGATGTGGTGTTAGCCGCAGTCTGGTAAGGAATGGAACCCGCAGCGCCGCCCGCGATATTAGCCGTAGTGGTTGCAGCTAGCGCCGTACCGTAAACATCCGTAACCGCCTTCTCGGCTGGATAGGTAACGAAGACGTCTTTAATACCTAAGGCAAAGTCTACAAGCGCACCGCCATTGCTTGATGCCAACACCGTGTTACGTGATAGGGTCGTACCGGAAGCCGTGTAGGTACCGATGCCAACTTCCCACTGAGAGTCCGCGTTGATCGTGTAATAGGTATTGTTGCCGTTACCGATACCATCACCAAAGGTCTGGTACCCTGTTGGTGCGGTCCCGCTGAGCGTTACCGTACCTGTACCAGTTGTAGTAGTGGTATCCCTAACGCGATCAGCGAGGACGAAAGCCATTAGTTTTCCTTACGCAATACGGATGATAGCGGTGGTATTGGTTGCCGTTGGGAAAATAATGGTAAAATCACCGTCTGTCGAGGTCTTGTCCGAGCCAAAATCCAGCACAGCCACAGCAGCGTTCGTCAGCGTGGTGTTCGCGTTCGAGTTAGCCGAAGGCGTGCTGTTATAGATCAACGCACCGCGAGCCGTGATCGTCGCGTTAGCGAAGGTCAGGTCGGAAAAGTCCGTGAAGCCCGTGCCCGTTGAAGCTGAGTTGTTCGACGTCACAACACCAAGGTTGGTCAGCGTACCACCACCAGTTGTGTAGTTGGTGCCCGAAGCCGAAACTTCTTGGCTGGATGTATACGCCGTGGTGTTCGCATCCAACGAAGCGGACGAAGTGTAAAGAGCGAGCTTGAAAGTGTCACCACCAGTAGCCCGGAAATCGTGTACAGCCAGCATAAGCTCGGCCTTAAACGACGTAGTCATTGCTTGTGTAATTGCCACGTTATGGCCTCCTTATGCGTCGAGGATCGGGATCAACTCTGGGTGACCCGCCTGTTTGAATTTATTTACCAGAGTTACGTTATGAGACCGCACTGCCTCGTGCATGTAGTGGACGAGCACCTGACGGATGCTGTCCTTAAAGGCTTCGGCCTGATCGCGAATAGCAGGGTGTGCCTGACTACCCACGTAGATGATTTTATCGAGAGCGCGCTCAGCAGTTTCCTCAGGCGTGAAGCCACGTCCTTCGGTCGTCATGACCATCACGTTTCCGACATCGTTTAAACCGTTAAACATACTACCTCACCGGATATCGAACTTGGCCAGAACGATACATGTCCTGACGGTTTTTACCTTCGCCAAGCTGTTTAAGTATCGCCATCGCTTCGTCATACCGTTTCTGGTAGCCCGCGATGATGTCCTGTTCGCCCTTCATAAAGGTATAGGCTTCCAGCAAGGAGCCGTAAAGCAAAACGCTATCGAAGTTATCGCCCAACCACGACGTCCCCGCAGTCACAATCGAAGGCGGGTAGTAGAAATAGTGAAGCTCTACGCTGTAATTCTGATCGGGTGTAGGCCCAAGAATATACGAGTTCTCGTCGAAATAGGCGTAGCAATATGGGAGACCCTGATCGCTGGGGTTGGGATACGCCTGCCGGATGAAGTTCACATCTTTGTTCAACAGATATTCGTAGTTCCCATCCCCGTCGATCACGGCGATTGAGAAGTTAGCCAGCCAATCGGAAGGTACAGACAGGTATTTATTCCCCAACGTGCAGTTACCCGTCACGTTTTTGCGGAGGTCCAGCAACTGGACGGTATTGAAAATACGCTGCTCAGCCTCTTGGATGAACGTGTTAATCTGTTCGGTGGATGTCAACGTAACCGTGCTGGAGCCGTCAGAGCCGGTCCATGAGGTGTTGGGGAAGTCGTTTTCGACGTAACCCTTAATCGTCTCGAACAGAGTAGCGTAGTTCATTAGCCCATCTTCTTGCTGTGCCCAGTACCCTTGGTCGCCGCGCCCGTACCACGGGTCTTCTGCGTCTGGGTATTGGCAATCTTGTTAGGATAGCCGTTGTTGCCGAGGTCGGCCTGTGTGTAGACCTTAGGTTGTTTATAATCAGCCATTTTTATTGACCTTTCCCATGTCCTTCTTCGGCTTGCTGCCGCTCTTCTGGTTCGCAATCTTCGCCAGATTACGGCCCATATTCAACATCTGCTTATTCGTCTTGCCACCTTTAGCCATTTTAATTCTCCGTCTGAACAGTTACGGTGCCTACGTCACCATGTGCTATTAGCACATTTACAAGGCCGGACAAACCCAAAGGATCATTCAGGCCAACAGGGTTCCACCCCCACTGGATTACACGGCTACCACCTGACGGTGTACCGAACGCCAGCACGTTCTCGCTGGGCACTTCGCCCTGTGTTTCTTCTTGGAGACCAGTCAAGCCGCCTTGATAATATGTCGTATCCGGACGCGGGTTACGCAGCGCCTGAGGATCATCAACTGGGTACATCCCCAACTGAAGCTGTGGCTGATCTGGTTCCCAGCAGGACGGGCATACGAGGATATTGACGTTCTTCGTCTTGATGACGAGACGCCGAAGCTGCTTCAGCTTATAGCGGAATCCGCAGCGGTCACACTGCGAAATAGCCCATTTACCGGAGGCAAACCTATTTGGCATGCTATCTCCTTAATAGAACATCTGACGCGGTGCGATACGCAACGACGCCTTCTCGCGGTCCTCGTCAGCAGCTTGCTGCCACAACTCTTCGTATTCCATCTTGAGCATCTGGCTGCGCTCAAGCGCGCCGGGGATTTTCTTCGACAGATGGTACGCTAGACCTGCTACCATACACGGCAAGAAGCGGAACGGGATGTCCTGCGTCGTGATACCGTTGCCAGCGTCCTGAATACGGCGAAGCCGCCAGTAGACGAAGGTGTAATAGTTGGACTGCTCTGGGGCAGGCCATACGTTGATATTCGGATACGCCACCCCGGTGCTGGGTTCGGTCGCGCCTGACTGACGGTTGATCCACACTTGGATGGGACGCCCTTGAGCGTTCTTGTTCGGGATCGTCGAGTATGTGTCGATGCTGATACGGGTAATGTTGATATCCGTCTGGCCTTGGCCAGTCTGCGTGCGGATCACATGGTCAAGCAAGTCGATGGTATCAACAGGGAGGTCGTAGACAATTTGACCCTGCACCATGGGGATCGAGCCTTGCTCAATGGTCCACAGGTTAATACCCCGGTTTGCCCACTCAATGGTAAGCAGGTTGAGGCTACGCCGCGCCGTACGCAGGTCATAACCCGTCCGAAGCTCGGCACCGCAACGCTCGAACGCTTCCTCAACGAGTTCGTTAAGGTTAAGGTTAAATCCTGTAGTGCCCGATGTGGTCATTAGAAGTTGTATCCTCCACCGCCAAAGCGCATCTGCTGCATCATCCGCATGGCCTGCATACGTGGGTCTTCTTGACGTACTTGTTGTGCATACGGGTTGGGTGGCGTTTGTGGTTGGGTTGGTAAGCGATTTACATTTGGTTGGAGCGCACGAGGGTCCATACCCCGAAGCGCATCATATAACTGGCTGGGGGTCGCAGAAGGTTGGTTCGTCTGTGCCTGCGGTTGTTGCTTTGGGGGCTGAGCAACATTTAAGGCATCTGAAGTGGGCATACCCCTAGACGCGAGAGCAGCGTTCTGAGCCGCCATCATCTGGTTTGCTTGCTGCCGGAAAGGGTCCATCATAGCCCTCATATCGGTGCTAGGTGCAGGTGTTGCTGATTGTTGGGTCTGTTCCGGTGCCATTTGACTTACCATTGGACGCATTGGGTCACGCTGTTGCGGAGCCATTGGAGTGTCACCTCCGTACATAGGCCGCTGGGGCATACCATAGCCACCACCAAAACCCTGCTGGGGCGGCATCGTACGTGCAAAGGTGTTACCAAAACCCTGCTGTTGCTGGGGCATACCGAACCCTTGCATCTGGCCACCGAAACCGCCGCCATAACCCATCTGCTGTTGAGGCATCTGGTTAAAGCGCTGGCGTGAAGGCCGGTATCCACCGCCGCCGCCGCCGTAACCCTGCTGTTGCTGGGGCATACCGAAGCCACCGCCGAAGCCGCCCTGTTGACCGCCAAAGCCACCGCCGAAACCACCTTGCGGTCCACCGAAACCGCCGCCGAAGCCGCCCTGCTGACCACCGAAGCCACCGCTTCCCATTGGTGAACCGCCCTTAGACATTACCTGAACCCCTTTGTCTTCTTCGCTATGGCCTTCGGCTGCTTAACGAACTGCTTGCCCGCTTTAATGCCTGCACGTTTCGCCTTGGTTGTAGCAGCATATTCAGAAGATGTCAGCGCCTGACGTGCTTTCTTCGGTAGATAGCGTTCGCCGGTTGCTTTCGCCCCCTGCGTGGATGGCTTGCCCGACTTGGTTCCCCAGTCCTCTTTGGTCCATTTGGACAAGGATTTCTGCGCTTCCGTCTTCGGGCCGCTGTAGCTGCCGCCTGATTTCTTATACCGCTGGGTCGCAAGCTGGGCTTTACGGGCGGACCATTGACCTGCGTTTCCACCCTTCGTGCCAGCCTTTACGCTGGCAACGATGCGCTTCCATTTGGGTTCGTCCGACCGTGCCATTACTTCTTCTTAAAGCCTTTCAGCATCTGCGCGAACCGTGCGCGTTGGCCTAGCTTGCCGGGAGCCTTAGCGGCTTTAGCAAGTTTTCCTGCTGGGATTTTCTTACCCTCAGGAGTGCCAAGCTGCGCACGGAGTGCGCCGGGTTTTTTGATCGCTTTGGAGATGTCAAGCTTCGCTTTCCCTCCTTTTGCGTACATCGAGACATCATCAGGATTGTCCTTCCGTTTGATCGTCTTCTTACCCGGCATCTTGGACGCCTTCATAGCCCCCATGCCCCGACAAGCGCGCATTAGCAATAGCCGCCTTTTTTCATCGTTGGCATCTTGCCCTTGGTCTTGCCCTTCTTAGCAATACCATCAGCCGACTTGTGTCCAGCAACGAGACCACCCGAAGCGTAGCATTTGCCGCCACCGGCCTTCTTGACCATTGCACGGCCCTTGGTGTCGGCAGACTTCTTGACCATTGCAGCGCCGAACTTAGGTGCTTTGCCACCTTTAGCCATACCCGGCTTAGCGTTGCGCTTCGCCAGTTCTTTGAGGAACTCTTTACGCTCAGGGGTCAACGGCACGGTGTTTGCACCACCAGTGATTGGTTCTTTCGGCATTGGCTTTTTTGGTACTGGTCGTGGAGATGTAGAGCCACCCTTAGCGTATTTCATAGTAGTTTCCTTCTTTTTAACTTTGCCACCCTTGGCGTACATACCAGACGATACGGCATATTTATATCTGTCCTTAGCAAACTGAGTCGCACCGGGAGCTTCTGCCGCAACCTTAAGGCGCGACAATTTAGCCGCCTTGTCGTCAACGGGTTTCACCGCCGCCATGGTCTTTTGAGCTGTACGTATACGAGCTTCTTGACTATCAGCAGGACCAACGAGTTGCGTTTTACCGGCTGTGTTACGGCGCATAGCCGCACGATTGGCTTCCCGACGAAGCTCCGCCTGTTTTGCGGCTGTTTGCCTACGAAACTCCGCCCGCTTGTCTACATCGGGTGTACCTGCGCCTTTATTTGTGCTCGCAGGCGGCGTAGTTGCACCTTTATTTGTGCTCGGACCGCCCGACGTAGGCTTACGACCTTCGCCTGCGATGTTTGTGGTGAAGCTCTTACCGTTAAAGGTGAAAGTCTTACCTGCGCCTAGGCGCGAACGAGCGTCCTTAAACGCAGCAGCAAAGCTCTGCGGCTTGCCGATGGAGCTATCCATCTTAGGCGCAGTTAGCGCAGGCATGCTGTCCACGACTTTAGATACTGGTGCTTCGGCGGTTACCGCCTTCGGCGCACCAAACTTACGGGTTAGCGTGAGGTTGCGCTCGGCTGCGCTCTCAGCAGCGCGTGTAGCAGTGCGGTCAGCACCAGTGCGCTTGGCAAGGTCATCTTTGGCGTCAGCGATACGCTGCTGACGCTTCGCTTCAGCTACTTCGGCATCCTTACCCGTCTTACGGGCCATAGCCTTTTTAAAGTCTTTTTCGATGTCCGCCATGCGACGGTCGTAACGACCTTGTGCGCCACCGGCTGAGAACTTTTTCATTGTACGTGCCATCGTTATACCTTCCTCATCTCATCGACCTTGGCCTCAAGACGTTCAAACGCCTTATCAAACCGGTCTCCTAGCTTATCGACCAGTGTGTTCATCTCCGAACGAGTTACATGCTCGCGGGCGACTTCTTCACGGGTCTTGTTGAGTAGGATGCCAAGACGGTCCAACTCGTCGATCTTGCCCTTAAACAAGAAGCCCATGACAGCCACCGCTGCGCTCAATGCAATGTTCCAAAGCATCATCTCCATGTCAGCACTTCCAAGCCCGGAGTGACTTGTTGATGCGGCTATTAGGATCATTCGCGGTCTTCTTACTTGTAAGTTTCTTCTTCATCCCTGACATCCGGGCACAGAATGACTTCTTACGCGGACCGCCTTCAGGTTGCGGAGCCTTCAACCCCGGCTTACCGGGATTGGCTTTGTTATAGGACGCACGACCCTTGGCGTTCAGCCCGCCAGACTTCGCTTTGCCTTCTTTGCGTTGCCATGCGGGTGTCTTAGCCATCAGACGAACTTCCCACGAGTTTTGCCGCGTATAGCGCAGCCGTCAATCTTACCACCTTTAGCCATTTTAGGTGTAAGCGGTGCCCCACTCTTAGCAGTGCGTTTTATTTCAGCAGCACGAGCTTGCCCCTTACGAATATCGCTTTCCGATACATTTTCGGTGCGGCCAATACCCAAACGTCCTCGCTCTGTATACCTATATGGCTTATTAGTTAGGCGCTCTTCTACATCCGTAGGTAGTGAACCAGCAGAAGACCTTTGGCCTGTGGCGCTGCCTTCTTTCTTTTCCGCAGCATCATACATCCGCAAACGCTCTTTCAGCGAGAGAGCGTCATACTGCTTCTTCGTTAGAGGTTTACGCTTAGTATCAAAACCAAGTTGTTTGGTGCCTTTTGCTGCTGGCATTACACGAACCGCCCTTTCGTCTTACCCTTGGTAGCGCAGCCATCGCCACGCTTGGAGGCAGTCGAGCCACCCTTAGCCATCTTGGTCAGCGGCTGGCCTTTGTGTTTGGCGCGCTCGTGCTTATGCACGGCTTGAACGGCGCTAACCTTACCGCCCTTTTTCATGCCAGACATATCATTCTGAGCGCTACGGCCCATCATGGCGTCAACATCTCCGGCCATAATAGGAGCAGCCCTACCTGCGGGGACTTGTTCGGCCATCATAATATCTTCTACCGCTGGACGACCGCGCATACCGCCAGCACCTTGTGCTGCCTTCTTCTTAGCTAGCGCCATACCTATAAGGCCCAAACCGCCATTCCGAGCGATTTTGTTAACCGCACCCTTATTGGTTGCCGCAAGCCCAGCAAGACCGAACATCCCGCTTTTCCCAAGTTTTTTCATGATACCCATTATGCTGCTTCCTTCTGTGTTGGGGCGAGCATCGGATAAAGAACGTCGGTGCCGAAGCAGCCTTCATATTCCTGTACGCCCATGTGTCCAAGTTGAATGCTGGGGTCGATCCAAACCTCAAAACCGATTTCACGGGCACGGTCGCAGAACAAGAAGTCCTCGCCCATGTAGCCCTCTTCGGTGAGTTTGAAATCAAAGAGGCAGGGGATCATGCGGTCTGAGCGCTGATCCTTGTAGACCCAATCAGGGTTAGCAGCAGCCATCTGCTCGAATACTTCGCGGCGAACCAGCATGAAAGCGGTCGCAACGCGCTTACCACGTACCAGACCCATACCGTTCATGGTCAGTTCGTGGTTCTCGTCATAGTCAAGGTCAGCGATGTAGACCTTGTTTTCACTACGTGTGCGTGGAACACCTGCGACGATACCCTTCTTCGGATCGCTACCCCAAGCCATAAGACGGAAGATGTGTTCCGGCTCAAAGTTGATGTCGCTGTCGATGAAGAGTAAATAGTCGCAGGTGGATTCCAGCATGTCTTGAACAAGCAGGTTACGAGCGCGAGAGACGACAGAACATCCGCAGATGCTGCCAATCTGTATCGTAATGCCGTGCTGGCCAGCCACCTGAGTGAACCGAGCCAACGAAACCGCCAGCTTCAAGGAGACCTTGAAGTCATAGGCGGGCAGAGCAATGAAGATGCTCTTACCGGCTAAATCGTAACCTTTTTGTGCTTGCATATATCACCCATAGAAAATGACGGTTGACGCCGTGTTAGTCACTGTAGCGTACAAACCGTTTTCTGCAAGGATACCTTGATCCGGTATAAGGACGTAGACCGCATCAGCGTTTGCCGCAGCAGGCGTGTTCAACGTCAACAATGTGCTGCCACCGTTGCCATCTGTAATGACGACCGAACCCGCACTTACACCGTTTGTGTAATAGATACCCTTGATGCGGGTGCGGAAAGCCATGTCATCGTTGGCTTGGGTCTTGAACACACCAGTCGCCGTAAGCGGTTTGGTGGATTTGACGTCAGTTTGCATTGCCATCGGATTTCTCCTTCTTAGAGGTTACCGATCAGGCGTTAGCAGTAAAGATCGTCGTCAGCCAAATTGCGTCCGTGAGCGCAATGCACTGAAGCCAAGTCGAACCTTCCATGGTCACCGAAGCCGCACCGTTGATGGTGTCGCTGGTGTTCGCATAGACGATAAGGCCGTTGGTCTCAGCCAAGTTGTAAACCGTGATGGTCGTGCCAGCGACAGCCGTCGGAAGCTTCACGCCATTGGTACCCGAAGCGCTGCCAACGCCGTTGACACCGTTCGAAAGAGCAGCGGCGGTTGCGAGGTTAGTACCAGCGGCGGTGACAGCAGCAACCGGCTGAACAACGGTGCCCGTAACGGTGCCTGTGATGTTACCGGTGAAGTCACCGATGAAGCCGTTCTGCGAGACAACCGGACCTGAAAAAGTTGTAGTACCCATGATAATATCTCCGTGTAGTAGCACTTGCACGTACCGTCTCTACTATGTCTGCTAGGGCAGTCGGTACGAATTAATCACCTAGATGCGTAGGTATATCACCTAAAAGAAAAGAGGGGAAGCAGTTTCCCACTTCCCCTCCCCCTGTTTCCTTAGGCAGCGCCTTCGGAACCGTACATGCCGAGTGGATCGGACCAGCCGAAGCTGTAACGCTCGCGAGCCTTGTAACGGACGTTGCCCGTATCAAAGTCACCGTCCATGCTGTTTTGCATAGGCGTACGAACGAAGTGCTTCAGGCCATTTGGCACGTCGGTGGTCAAGAACCACGCATCCGTGTCGGTCAAGAAGTGGTTAACAGTGTAACCTTCTGGGATCGAGCCATTCGACTTAAGCGCGTTGATATCGTTGTCAGCCGTCGAAACGCGAAGTTCGGTTTCGAGGAGGCGTGTTGCAACGAACATCAGGCTTGGCGGAACTACCAGCTTACGCGGTTTAGCCGCGATGAGCAGGCCACGTTCATCCGTCCACGCAGCAATCTGAATTACAGCCGCTTCAAGCGACGTTTCATTCAAATCAGCAGCAGTGGTTGGGATGTTCGAGTTGGTGCCACCAGAGACGAGCGGGTGCGAAGCCGAGAACAGTGGTTGACCGTCGCCACCGGCATAGTCGGTGTCGAAGCCATTGTTCAGGATTGCAGCAGCCTTAGTCTGCTTGGTGTACGCCATGGCCCGAGCCAAAGCCTTTGTGTAACGCGACGACAAAGAGTCGTACAAGTTATCTTCAATCGCTTCTTCCGTGAGCGAGAACCCGAGGGCAATCGTTTCGTGGTTGTAGCGAGCAGTGAAGACTTCCTGCGCGTTGTCATAGGCGATAGCAGAACCTTCGTTCTTGACCGGAGCAGCGGAGAAACCCGACAGCTTCGTTTCTTCTTCGAACGAACGCTCAGAGCTTTCGGTTTCGAAAATCTCTTTGTGCTCTTCGCCGTAGCGTGCGTATTCCAGACCAAACAAAGCGTTCAGACCGGGCAATAGCTCCTTAAGGAGTTGTGCGCGTGAAATTGCCATTAGTCAGTCTCCTTACACGCCAGTGGGGTTGAGGTACTGGTGCATGCCTTGATTCCACTTGACGATAACTTCGGTGTAAGAACCGGGGTTACCTGCCAATGCAGTTTCAGGAACAACATCAATAACGCGAATAGGCCACGTGGAAGTGGTGTTAGTCGCGGAAGTGATTGCCACCTGCGAGTTGCCAGTGATGGTCGAACCTGTGTTCTGAGCCAGAACAGCGTTGTTACCGACCGAAGTGCGGTTCACGTAGCTGATCGTGGTGTTCTGACCACTAACGACCGCTACTTTGAACAGAGCATCTGGATCGTCTTGCACGTATGCCATGACGTCAGTGATGTTCGTCGTACCGGGGTAGTACTGACGGAAGGTTTTCCCGAACACCGGATCGGTGTACGAGCAACCAAGGAACACGCCGACTGGCGTGGCGGCAGTTGTGCCGGTGTCCTTTGCCAAAGTACCCGTGTCGGCCAGCTTTACGACGTCACCATAAAAAATGGCAGTCGAAGAGTTGGTCGCAATAGGAATTTGACGCGTAGCACCTGCAAAAACCTGCCCACCGATCAAATTGATCGGGATCAGCCCGTAGGGGGCTGAAACAGAAGGATATGCCATGTTTCTAAGCTCCTAGCTTATTTGCCTCTACCAAATGACGTCGATGACTTCTTCTCGCGGAAGAGAGGCATACGAGCGTCGTTCTCTCTCATGAAGTTGTTGTCTACGGATTCGATCTGAGCGCGGTTCTTGTCAGCGAAATAACGCTTACGTTGAACCATAAACTCTTCAGGAATCTTACAGAGCAGCAACCCACCCATTTCAATGTTGTCCTTAAAGCGGCTATTAGGATCGGCTAGAAAGCTGAGCTTGGGCTGCTCTTCAATCCGTACCGGTTCCCATCCCTCGCGGAACTTGGCTGAGACGTTTTTGGCGTCTGACTGCTCCATCGTAGAAGTGCGAATCCACTTATATGAGTACCCGGGCATGCGATCAGGCTCAGGAAGCCCTGCTGCTGGTGCCCACGACTCAGGTCGCTTCGCGCTCGTACGATCTTCGTGTTCACGTGCTATTCTAGTTTCTGCCATTTTAACGCTCCATCTTCGCAAATTCACGAGCATATTGCTCGGGGGTTAAGCCCAGTCGCTTAGCGATACTAAGTTGGGACTGTTTAAGTACTATCTTTTTGGAGGACGTACTTCGGGAAGCTGGTGCGACTACATTGGCAGCCTTCGATTGCCGTGAAGCTCTCGCAGTGCCTTCGGTCGCTTTGGACTCGTCTCCGAAATATTCCGGAAAACGACGACGCATCGTTGTGTCGATAGCGCCCCAATATTCGTCGGTGCCCACAAACTGTGGACCACGTTCTTTCTCAAGCTTCTGATGAAGCCCGAGTGCCGATGCAGTCATCTCCGGGTCAGTACCCCACCACATATTGCGCTCTTGCCACGCAACTGTTTTCTGGTCTGGCTGCGGGATTTGCACCTGCGGTTGCGTTGGTTGTACCGCGTATTCTTCTTCTTGTAAAGTAGGTCTATACCCAGCAAGCTGCTGAAGCTTATATTGGGCAGCGTTCAACTGTTCTTGGGCCTCAAGTACCCGGTCAGTATCACCTGCTTCGTAAGCATCTTTATACGCACGTTTGGCCTGTGCAAGCTCGTACTCAGCGGTCTGCTTGAAGCTTCCGACCAGTGTTTGCTCGCCCTCAGAAAGGGTAGATTTCAACCGGCGGTTTTCTTCAAGGAGGCGCTGCGCTGCGTTGAGAGCTTCTGTCTGCTCACGCATCAACCGTTCTTTTTCACGGCGCTCGTCGTGCCAGACTTTCTTCATCTGCTTCAGGCGAGTTTTTACCTTATCAGAATATTCTTCGAGTTCGTCAGCCTCAAGCTCGTCAACAACTTCCTTCGGCATAGGCTCACGCCCACGGTCTGCCTCGGGAGTATCGTCTTCAACCTCGATATCAGGGCTGTTGTCTTCAGAAACAGGGGTATCATCTTCGACTTCCCACTGGAAATCGTCATCATTTGGCTCATCTGCCATATTACTTCTCCTTTGTACGGTTACCCGTTTTTACCCGCGAGAAATCCCGCGAGGGTCTTCCACGACGCCTTCAACCGCATCATCATTGATAATACGGAATTGACGGCCATGAATTACGATACGCGTGCCCGCATGCGGACGCACGAGAATGAAGTCACCTTCCTTGCACCAAGGGCCGCTTGGGAAGCGTTTCTCGTCAGCATAGCAGTCTGGGCCGAGCTTTGCGGCATAGAGCACTGTGGCGAGCAGTTCTTCGTGGTGGATGGTGATTTCGGCTTTGATGATGCCGCCCTCGGTGGTCTTCTCGATCTCAGGGATAGCGCACAGGATGCGATACCCAGAAGGCTCAGGAAGCTGCTTAGCGCGGTCTTCAAAGGCAAGCTCAGGGGCTGCACCCACCTTAGGGATGGGACGGCCAGTCAGGTCAACGAGATCAGTCATCGTCGTCCTCCAGTCGTTGTGCCGTATCCGCAAGGACGCTGGTTGCCATCATCAGCCCACGGATGATCCCGCAGGCATATTTGTAATCGCCATGATCCTTGGCACCGCCACGAGCGAGGTCGTCGCTCATGACCGTGATCTCTTCTTGGATTTTATCAGCGATGTGTTTTAGGACATCATTCCTCATTCAATTTCCTCTGGTTGCTGAGTTGGAGAAACAGGGGTTCTTGCAGCTTGGAACTGTTCGCGAGCGACTTCTACGCCCATACGAAGTCCTTCCATCTGCTCCTTGGCGGACAAGTTGGCCTCGTCCGTTGCAATCTTGGCCCCAACTTGGAGGCCAGCGATTTCTTCTTGCGACTCGATACGCATCTGCTCAAGTTCGAGCCGGTCGTTCTTCTCAGCAGCGTCAATTTGTAGCTTCTGCTTCTTGAGTTCGAGTTCGCCCTTCTTAATCTCAAGCTCAGCCATCTGCATCTGGACGATTGGGTCCTGAGCCATCTGCTGGTTCTGCTGCTGTTGAGCTTCCGCTTGGTTCTTCTGGAGCAACTGCGACGAGGCAGCGGCAGCAAGCCGTGAAATGGCAAGCTCAGTGTTCTCATCCATCTCAGCGTTGGGTGGAGGCATCGGCACACCGGCCTGTTCTTCGACCTGACGACGATACTCAAAGGCCAAGTGTTCAGCGATATGCGCCTGCATAGCAGCTTGCATAGCCTGCGCGTTGGGGTTCTGACCCATAAGCTGTGCGACCTTGGGGTCTTGCATCGCGTTCATGTGCACCATTATGTGGGCTTCGTGGTCTTGGTAGATAAACGCCTTAACCGGCTTGCCATTGATGACGTCCATGTTCTCAGACACAGGGTCACGCGGCTTCATGTCGTCACCGTCCTTGAGCGGGACAAGCTTCTCGGCATTCTGAATGCCAAGCACTTCAAGCATCTGACGGTGTAGATACGGCATATCGTAAAGCTGTGGTGCACCCTGCGCGAGTTGCAGAACTGCTTGATATTGCACGATCTTCTGCGCCATGGTGGCAGCATTAGGGTCACTGACAGGGATGACCGTGACCATGTCATAGTCAGATTTCTTAGCCTTGCGGCTGCCTTCTTCTGGCTCGTAGCTATACGCTTCTGGCGTATAATCCGCGATGATAACCTTGAGGAGCTTGAACTCCTGCTTCATCGAATAGTGGATGCGTGCCTGAATAGCCGACATAGTCTTAAGCGTGCGCTCAAGAATCGCCAGCGTGGTGCCAACAGGGGCTTGCCCCGACATGTCAGAGACCTGCAAATCAGCCGCAGAGGCGAACCGACGGCCTTCCTCTACGATGGTACCTAGAAGCGAATATAGGACCTGTGACGGCTCCTTATAGGGCAACGGCATGATGTTATCACGCATCGTACCACTGGCGACGTCCACATCGCGCCATTCAGCAGGCGCAATCGGCGTATCGTCACCCTTGACCCTCAGACCCTTAGTTTTAAACCCACCCGGTAGGTTAGATAGAGTACCAGCATCAACAAGCTGCCGAATAAGGCTGGTACCAGACTTAGCAAAAGCACCAACAAGGTGAATAAGGCCAAAAGCGTAGAAGCCAAAGCCCGGAACGTACGCGTAATGTACGAAATGGTTGCGTTTCTTTTTAAGGTCATCCTCGGGGTCCCAGTTACGACGGATGGAGAGGATCGTCTCGGTCGCCTTGTCCATGGTCACGACATAAGGGACAGCAATCTCGGCTTCAGCCTCATCTTCAGCAAATTTGTCGTCAGGTAGGACCAAATCGACGTGCATTTCGAGCAGTTTGTACCGGTCGTCAGACGAAGCTCGGAAGCCCATCTTCTCAGCGATAGCCTTCTCAATGTCGTCGAGCGTATCGACAGGCTCAGGCAGGTCTACATCACGGTAAAAGCCCGACGCTTGGAGCTTTTTAAGCTCGTTCGGGGTCTTCCGCATCACATGGGTGACACGTCCAGCGACTTCCAAACTGGACGCGCCATAAGGTACCACGACATCTTCTGCCGGGAGGTACATTGACGCCTGACGACCGAGTGATGGGTCGAAATACACCTTCTTGAACGCGTTTCCTGCAAGGCCCAACCCCCACAGCATGCGCTCATGTTCAGGGCGATACTCGACCATCACATCGGTCAACTGGTAATTCATATCGGCTTGAACACGCGCAGCGGCATCGCGCTTCTCGTTAGTCTCTTTACCGATAATCTCCGTACGCACTGGTCCAGCGGCAGGGAATGTCTCCATCATGGTCTCAGCTTGGAACTTAACCAAAGCTTCGGAGAGGAGCGGGTGGTAGACGCCGCAGGCACCCGGCCAAGGCTCGGTCCGGTCTTCGACCTTCATACCAAGCAGTTCGAGACCATCGACGTAGGTCTGTATCCAGTCCTTGCGGCTCGACAGGTCTTCCTCAAACTCACCCAACAGGTCGCCCGCAAGCTGCGTAAGCTGACCTTCATCGAGGGTTTCGGCCAAGTTCTCGTTGAACTCGTCGTTTTCTTCCTCATCAGGGTCGATTTCAATCTCCATATCGCCCGAACGGATGGTTACTTCCTCCGGGTCTTCAATCTCAATCTCGATATCAGGCTCTTGGCCCATCATATCTTCTGCGGAGAGACCAAGCGGCGCTTGATTAAGAGCTTTGTCGATGTCCATTTACTTGCCCTTCTTCTTTGTCGCCTTGACGACCGTTCTAGCAACGGCGACGACAGGGGCAACGCTGGTTGCGATACTGGCTACATCAGCGGCAGCCTCGGCTACGTCTTCGATAATGTCGAATACGTTCTTTTTCTTAGGCTTAGGGGCGATGTTGATCTCCACAAGCTCAAGCTCATTGACGTACTTCACTGCGTCAGCAAACGGAACGCCCGCAGCGCGGGTCTCATTAAAGGCAATCTGCTGCTCTGGACGCCATTTAGCCCATTGAGTTTTGCCGATAGGAAAAAGTGCCTTGACCATTAGTAATACCCCTGATTGCGATTTGACCTGAAATACTGGATTTCGTCCGGTTCGTCTAGCATAGTAGTCACATAACCTCCACGACGGAAGCGGTGCATCGCCATAGACACCGTATCGACGTAGTCATCGTGGCTGCCTGCTGGAAATTCTGCAACTTCATCAATCACTTCTTCGGCCCACCGAGTTGCAGGTGCCCACACCCGTCCAGAGGCAAACAGATCGCTCACAGCGTTCAAGCGGGAGATTTTGTCGTTCCCCCGTGTAGGTGTAAACTCTTGTACCGGTATCCCCATCGCCCGCATCTCGTAGATCAAAGGTGCACCGGAAGCCTTTTTCTCGATTATCACACTGTCCGGGTCCCACTCTTTATACTCCTCGATTGCCACTTGCTTAAGCTCAGGGAACTCCATGCGGTCTCGGAAGGCATTCAGGAGGATAATGTTAGCTTGTTCGATGCCTGTGTCGTCAGGATGATAAAAAACGCCCCATGTGGTACATGCCGAATAGTCGGCACGTTGTGTTTTCTCGAAGGCCGTATCCCATGCCATGAGGATAAAGTCACATTGTGGCGGGTTGTCGCTCGGCCACTCCTGCCACCACTCACGCTTGACGATAGCCGCGCTTTCTGAGACCGGATTCTGCTGGTACTGCGCCATCCACTTACTGTTCGGAACGTCGCGCTTAACCTTCTCAAGCTCACTTAGCTCCCAAAACTCAGGCCACAACGGCTTCTCTGAAGGGAGAATTGCTGGAAATTCAATGACTTCCCACTCATCAAGGCTGTCGTTGGCCGCTGCATCCTTGAGTATCTGCCCGGTCAGGTCACGCTTCGACCACCGCGTCATAACAACGACGATGGACCCACCCGGCTGGAGACGCTGACGTGGCCCTGAGGTGTACCACTCGTAGGTCTTGTCGTAGATATCTGGGTTAACTTCGGCGATAGCCGCTTCCTGCTCCGAGTGCGGGTCATCAATGATGAGTACGTCGGCACCCTTACCGGTCACAGCACCCCCGATACCGATAGCGAAGTAATCCCCGCCTTTGCTTGTATTCCATCGGCCAGCCGCCTTGGAGTCCGAGGCCAGCGAAAGGTCGGGGAAAATGCGGTGGTAAACTTCCGTATCCACCAAGTTACGCACCTTACGGCCAAAGCCTACAGCGAGTTCTGCCGTGTGCGAGCATTGGATAATCTTCTTATGGGGGTACTTTCCGAGGAACCATGCAGGGAGCAGGTAAGAGGCGAACTCCGACTTCGTGTGTCGCGGTGGCATATTAATAATGAGGCGTTTGCACTCACCACGAGCAACGCGTTCGAAGGCGTCTGCCATTTTTGCATGATGTCTACCCCCTATGAATGTCGGCCAGACCTCTCTGACGAACCCGAGGAACTTATCTTGGGCGGTCTTGGTCGTTTTAAGCTCGTCGAGCTTCTCCAACTCGGCCAGCAACTTTTCCTGTTCGTGTACAGGCAGCAAATGTAAGATTTTTGGGATATCATCGAGCGATATCTCCTCCATTACCTTCCTGTTAGGGGCACCACGCCTTGCCATTAGGCTTCGCTGTCCTCTTCCTGTACATATTCCTGTACATCTTCGTCTTCGTCGTCGATAGGGGGGATGTAGCGACCCAGTTCTTCATCCAAGTCTTCGCTCGCCGTGGGCATGTCGATGATCTTAGCGTTCAGCAGGCGCTTGACCCGCTCCTTGATGGCCGATTCGAGCGCGTCGGGTGAGTTATAATTGATGGTGATTTCGCTGCGCTCGGTGAAGAGCGAGATGTCCGAGTGCTTACCTAGTAGCTCTAAGGCTCTCAGTTCGAACTTCGTATCGCCACAGTTGGCAATCTCCAGCAGCTTATTGGTCAGCGCTGCGCGCACCTCGGTGATATCATGTGCTAGGTTGTGCCCATACTCACGGACGAACGACGATGCTGCCAATGCCACAGGTAAACTCTTCAATGCTTCGCGGTTTTTGCCCTTGAGCGCCGACTTAATCAGCGCTTTTTCCTTCTCGATGGTCTTTTCGTCCACCTCTAGGGGTGCGCCAAGGCTCTCAATAAGCTCTGCGGTGTTTGCAGCGACCCTCACCTCATCCATATAGGTGGGTAATTCTTCAACATCGAGGCTGAATGGGGGCGGATGTTTATCCGTAGGTTCTATTTTAACAACAGGCATGTGGCGCAGCGTCCGGTTTGAGGGAGCAGACGCGCCTTATACGTATAGCCATGGGGGGATGTAAAGGGATTAAAATATATACCCCGGGGGTATGGGACCCAAATAAACGATGACGGGGGGTGTTTCCTGAGCGCCGGGTGGACGGTGTCTGGCTAGAAAAATGAGGGGGGCGGGGGGTCAAATTTTGGTAATGTTGTGGGGTTTTGAGCATATTACTATGTATATACGCGAGCGGGACTCCGATGCTGTGCGCGGGGGGTTGGGGGGCGGTAGGGTGAACAAAAGGCGAACGAATCACCCCTGCCACCCCTAGTTTGATTTGCTATATAGGGATTGATTTGCACCTTGCCTAAGCGATGCAAACCCTCGCAAACCCGCAGAAATGCTAGGGGTTGACAATGTCTAATTGATTCGTCTATAACTGATTGGGCAAGGCGGGTTGCCTTGTTCCACAATTCAAACCGGAGGGTTTTATTTATGACTAGCACAAACGATATCTATCAAGAAGTTACAGACAAGATTGTCACCGCATTAGAGAATGGCACGGCTCCATGGTTGCGCCCTTGGAAATCTGGCATCGGCACGGCGCTAGTGCCGCACAATGCGGTAACGGGTCGCGCCTATAACGGGATTAACTGGCTGGTGCTATCTTGCGCCTCTTACACTAGCACGGGCTGGCTAACCTATAAACAAGCCCAAGAATTAGGCGGCAATGTCCGCAAGGGTGAGAAAGGAACCCGCATTGTGTTTTGGTCATTCCCTAAAATGGAAGATAAAGAGACGGGCAAAGAGAAGGTTGTTCCTTTCGCCAAGCCCTACACTGTCTTTAATCTTGACCAATGCGAGGGCTTGGACATTGCCAAGCTTAAGACGTTCACCCCTGCCATTGCTGGAGAAAGCCCTATCAATGACATTGCAGCGCGACACAATGTCCGCCTTAATCATGGCGGGGACAAAGCTTTCTTTTCGCCTATGTCGGATTCAATCGGGATGCCTAGCGCCGATGCTTTCACAACCCCTGCACACTATGCTTCAACCCTAGCTCATGAGCTTGTGCATTGGACTGGTCACGAATCCCGCCTAGCTCGCACGTTCGGCAAGCGCTTTGGTGATGACGCCTATGCTTTCGAAGAATTGGTTGCTGAAATCGGTTCGGCTTTCGTTTGCGCCACAACAGGCATTGCGCTGGATGGGTTGCAGCACGCTGACTATGTCGCATCGTGGCTTAAGGTTTTGAAAGCGGACAAGCGCGCAATCTTTACCGCATCAAGCCAAGCCAAGAAAGCGGCGGAATATCTGACAGCCCAAGAGGAAGCGGACGAAATGGCGATTGCCGCCTAACCTAACAGGGGCGGCAATGCCGCCCCTTATTTATAAAGGATATATTACCATGACTGACACAACCTACATTTTACAGCTTCCATATCTTAACGATAGCGGCAGCCCTATATGCGTCCAGATTAAAGGCCACAACGCACGTTCATTGTGCGACAGGGGAACGCATCGCATCCTTGATAATGGTGACGGGTATTTCGTTGTTACGCCTATCATACCAGCCGAAACAAACGTCACGTTTCAGATAGGCCAGCCAGCCTATTGACCTAACAGGGGCGGCGCTGCCGCCCCTTATATAAGGGATTGAACCTATGATTACCGAAATCGGCAAAGCCCACCTTGAAGTATACCGCGCAGCGGCAACGGACGAAATGCGTAACCAGATTCGCGCCATTGCCATTGGTTGCCTTTTACGCGCTCACGATGAGGGCGGGGACGTTTACCATTATCTGGATATGGAAAGATTCCAGTCAAACGATTTGGACGCCTAACCAAACAGGGCGGGGCTTCGGCCCCGCTCACCCCTAAGCTTACTATCATCTCTATGGCTTCAGACGCTTGGCGTCTGGGGCGTTTCGGCGTGCCTAATAATCACTCGCGTGATTATCAGATATGGGTTTTCGCGTCAACGTAATATTTTCGGTGCTTTGTAATTTTTGTTGTAAGGTTTTTAAGCTGCTTTGTAATGTTTTTTTTGGCAGTTTTCTGCGCTTTGTAATAATGTAAGGTTTTTTTTTGGGTTATATATTTTCTAGACAGTCAGAACGAGGCCGCTCGCTGATTACAACCTTCCGTAATAAATCCAAACCTGCCTTTATATATAATCTAAAAATTTTTATAACATTATTACATTACGCCATTTTATCACATTCAAACCCGCAGAAATCCGAGGTTTTGGTTTTGTAATATCTTTTGTAATAAATCAGGTTTTCAAAGCTTACATTATAACAATCCCGCGCCCCAAAAAGCTAACAAATCGACACAAAATGCACCGAGGCGAAAAAAAGTTTCGATTAGGGGTTGACAATGTCAAGCCGAGGGTTCAGAGGGGTTAGGCCAAGCAGGAACGCATGGCAGACATTTAGGAGTAAATGACATGGCACGGACAATCGAAGTTACCATTTACAAGTTTGACGAACTTGACGCTGCAATCCAGCAACGAGTCATTGAACGCTGGCGCGAGGGCGACCAATTCTTTTGGGGGGATGAATGGCGCGATAGCCTGAACGCCTTTGCAAAGATTGCACCTATCAAGGTTCGTGATTGGTCTGTTGGTTACGGCGATACATATGTCACTTTCGACATGGACGAGGACATTGCCGACCTATCTGGTGGCGAGGCTCATGCTTGGCTTATCCAAGAAGGCTGGGCAAAGTTAGCGGCAGGGCAGGATTGCCCCTTTACCGGATATTGCGGTGACGAGAACCTATTAGACGCAATCCGCACGGCGACTAACAACCCTGCATCTGATTGCCCACCATTGCGCGACATATTTAAAGAAGCACTGGACGGCTGGGCTGAGGGTTTCGAAGCAGACCTAGACTATTGGCATAGCGAGGAAGCAGTGCGCGAGGACATAGAAGCCAACGGCTACGAGTTTAACGCCAACGGCACACTAGCATAAGGAGCAAACGAAATGACAGACACAACTTACAACGGCTGGCGCAATGCAGCGACATGGACAGTAAACCTTTGGTTCGGTGACCTTTGGGCAGAGATGGCAGAAGAGAATGATATCATCACCGCCGACTACCGCGATATGGTCGAGGAATATGTTTACGACCTGATAGGCAAGGACAGCACCACCGCAGGGTTCATCTGGGATATGCTTGACCTGAACAGCGTCGATTGGGACGCGCTGGCAGCCCACCAAACAAACGAGGAGCAAACTAATGCGTAAATATCCTAATTATATAACCTTCGCATGGCAGCGTTGCGGGGACGATTGCGACTATGAAATTGTCGGGACGCTGAACGGCGAGACAATCGACGAGGACGCCGTTTGGAATTATCTGGTCGAGCAGACGCTAGCGGCGCTGCGCCTATCAGAACATGACGTGCAAGCATACCATCGCGAGGACGTTTACAGCGTCTTAGAACATGACGGCACGGACTGGGAACCTATCAAGGTAGGAGCAAACTAATGACCGATAACACTTATCATGGCTGGACAAACTACGAGACTTGGATGGTTGGCCTTTGGTTTAACGATGGTTTCGACAAGCATAGCGCCAGCGAATTGGAGGCTGACGACTATCGGGATTGGGTATGGAATTACTTAGAGGACAACACGGAGCTAACGGGTTTTGTGGCTGACGTTGTGATGGGCTTCTTGGCTTCCGTAAACTGGGCGGAATTGGCTGACCATATGCGGGACGAATACAAACCAGAAGGCCCGTATCCCGAAGAATTGTGCCGCAATGGTGCGGCGATAGCTGAATGTGAATGTTGTTAAGGAGGAAGACGATGACAAACAAAGAGAGAACAACGTTGCAAGAAATCTATTTTGACCTGTGCGACCTAATCGACAGCGGCGAAGTGGACGACATAGTAATTAGCGAACCTGCGGAGTTTGAAACGCTACGCGAGTTTCTGGTGGAGCAGCGCAATAAGTTACTGCCTTACACGGCATATGAAGGGAACGCATGATGAATATTCAAACGCAAGCGATGCGCGCACTTGACCTGCTGGAGAGCAGCAACGTGATGCAGGAGTTTCCAGATGCTATCTGGATTGAGGTAGACCGCGACCTATGGGAAGCTTTTATTAGCGACGAGGAGAAAGACGCATGAGAGACGATATTTTTAGAACAGTGCGTGAGCTACTGGTGAACCGCGACGAGGTGCTGATGAGCAACGCGGTAGGCATAGACGGCCAGCTATACGAGGACAGCGTTGAGAACCTAACGGCAATCTTGGCGATGGAGCAGGACTATAAGGATATGTTGCAAGCGTTACATGACGTTGACGCTTACCTTGCACCTGAAGGCGACGAAGAGGACGTTTATATTTACGCCCGTGCAATCGTCAAAAGGGCAATCGCCAAAGCAAACTTTTATAAGGCGACCGCTGTGGTGGACAAGATAGAAGCAGAAGACGCGAGAGGGGTATGGGCAGCATGATGGCAACTATCATTCACGCTCTAACGGAAATATTCTTCATTTCTGTGGGCATTTTCGCAATCTGGGCAATCCACGCGACCATTAAAGGGAGGACATGATGGCAGACGCAACACACACGCAAGGCCCTTGGCCTGACTTGTTGGCGGCTAGCGAGGCATTTATTTCCGAATTAGATAGCGGCAGCGATTTTACGGCTTGGGAAAAAGCAAAGGCCAATTTGCGCGAGGCCATAGCCAAAGCGAAGGGAGCATAACGTGCAAATCAACTTAGAGCGGCGTGACAACGAGACGAGGCGATGGGACACTGTGGCAACCTTCGAGTTTGGCAGCCATGCGATGGAAGCAGCCAGAGCATTGAGCGAAGCTGACGGATGGGAATGGCGCGTGGTGGACACCCGCTGGGCCGACCCGCAGGTTATTATATATAAGGAAGGGATAGCAACATGAGACTGACACGAGACAGCGAAACGGACGAGGTGCGGGACGCACTGATTGAGCAGGACATGGAGAGCCTGACAGCAGAGGAAATTGGCGACATAGCCATAGCTCGCTGGCAGCAATTTGAACCGCTAATCCGGCAGTATGTGGAAGACCAATGGAAGGACGGCCATGACGTTTGGCTGGAAGCCGAAGACCGAGGATTTTTTGAAGATTACGGAGATTACTGATGAAGACGGAGATTACAGTTAGCCAAGCGGCAGCAGCCGCAGCCTATGGCCTACTCTTTGAGTATATAAAGGAAGGCGGCGAAGGCCATGACGAGGAGGGCATCTTGGAGTTTATGGACGCACTAGGGGAAGCCGACCGGATTGTCATTTTAGAGGAAGACCAATGAACATTAGACCTGACGAATGGAAAAAACTGTTCGAGTTACGCGACGACCTAGAAGGCGAAGACCGCACACTGATGCGTAAGCTTATCCATTACACAGAGATGTTGGAGGCAGAGATGGCCTCTATCAAGAAACTGGCACACAAAGCCTTGAGCAAAGGAGGAGCAGACCATGACGACTAAGAAGGAAGCAGCCACGCTGTTGCGCCGCTACGATAAGATGCGGCACGAACTGAGACTACTTGAACATGACCTAGCCAAAGCTTGCACCGACTACGGCAGGACGCAAGGCGTCTGGGGTTTCAACAAAGACCACCTGCGTATGCAGCTAGAGCGAGAGAAGGCAGCCTGACACGGCGGAAATTAGGGGGGTTGACAATGTCTAGCGACCCTGCTATAACATCGAGGCGGGCAGGAAAGCCCGCAACATTAAACTGGAGAAGTTAAAATGAGTGAATTTCCAAACGCTATCGACCACGACAGCCGCATATGCTTTGGCATCGTATGGTTTGCCACCGAAGCAGAGGCAGAGGCTGCTCACAAAAAAGTGAGGAAGCGCGGGGACTACTATAACGGCGGGTATATGCACGGAATGGCTTGTGGACGCGACAGTAGCTTTGACCGGCGCAATGAGGCTGGCGATAAAATTGCCTACGCCGTGACCACACGATAACAATCGGGGGGCCTTGCGCCCCCCACCCCACAAGGAGCAAACTGATGGACGACTATACAGAGGAAACACCCGAGGAGCGTGAGGCTGGGCGGAAACTACTACGAGACCTGACCGCGATGACTGAGAAATTTTTAAAGGCTAAGACACGCGAAGAAGCGGAGGCTATCTTAGTGGAGTATAAAAAGGAGAACGAACAATGACCGAACCAACTAAAGACCGCAGCTACTACCGGAAACTGTCCCTAGCCGAGCTGGAGGAGATGACCCATTATGGTATCGACGTGAATTGGCAGGAGCTTGCCATTGCTATGGCCGAGCGGATGGCAGACATTCGTGACGAGGTTTATGCAGAGATATCCGAAGGGGATTGACATTGTATAGATGAGGATATAGCCTCACTAGACAAGGAGCAAACTGATGGCAAAGACGCCGGAAAAAGTCGTTAAAGATAAAGTCATGTCCATCTTAAAGGATGAGGGCGTTTATTATTTCATGCCCCCTGCCAATGGCTTTGGACGTAGCGGCATTCCCGACATAGTGGCTTGTGTTAATGGACTGTTCCTTGCCGTTGAGTGCAAGGCAGGCGGTAACAAGCCGACCGCCCTTCAGATCAGAGAGATTGAAGCTATCCGGCGCAACGACGGCGTGGCTGTGGTTGTGGACG